AGGGTTCTACAATATCCTGCATATATTCCCGTACCTTCTTCGGGTCACCGTCATATTCAACTACAATATCAACTAAACTTTGTACCAGACCAATATATTCGGTGTTGCTAAAGGCTTCCTCTTCTACATACATATTTTTTATCTTATTAAAAGCCGCTTTTATCGTAGGCTTATCAAACATATCTCTATTTGACAGAGCTTTCAATAACGCAGAACCCTGGGTGTTCGTAATAGACCTATTCATTGAATCTATTATACTACTTTGAATATCTATTATTCTTTCACCAGACGCTTTTCCCCACCTAACAGTTTCCAGTAATTCTGCATAAATATGATAGTCAACTTCAGCATCAGTTAATATTTTACCTTTTGCAAGACTACCCAAAAATCCTATAAGTATTCTCTTATGTGGTGTAGGTAAATCTTCTCCTGTTGAAAGTTTTAAAGCGTCAATAAGATCAGCATCAAATTTCTCAGGTTTTTTTAAATACGTTCTAATAGCCCCACCCATTACAGTTTCAACATCTTTATCTTTCTTCTCCTTTGCTCGTACTTTCGTCAATAATTCATTCTGAAGTTTAATTTTTCTTCCAATATCTATCGCTTCTTGTATACTACTATAGCCCTCAAACCCGATTTGATTTACTATACTTTTTCTTGCTTCAGGACTTTCATATACTTTCTGTGTTTGGTCGGGATTAACACGGGCATTAAATTTATAGTACCCTTTCCACGCTTCGATCTTTCTTGCTTCTCTTTCTAATGGTTGGTCTTTTAACGTACTATGTATCTGTTCTGATATATTTACAGCCTTCTTGCTCTCATCAATTCTCAAAGTAGTCATTTCTGTTTGAAGACCTTTAGCAACTTTCTTTTTAGTGTCTCTTATATAAACCTCATCCTGAATTAATTTATGTTTTGAAACTTCATGTAAATGTTTTTGAGTTACTGCGTCATACCCAATAGACAACATATCCCGTAAGCGTTTATTATCTCCTGCCTGTTCTAAGAAAACCTCTTTCCCCGCATCCGTAAGCGCCACTTCCTTTTTAAATATATCTTTAGCAGATCCACTTCTCTTAGTCGCAATATCAGTTATGTAGCGTTGGCTATAGTAATTTGCTAAATCAGCAAGATAATCAGATGCCTCAGTTTTATTCCTCTCCTCATCTTTTGCAGCCTGATATTTAAAAAAATTTTGAGCTGCACCACCAACGTCCTCTAATATATCAGCCAATATCCCCTTACCCGAATCAAATACTCTTTGAGGTGTTGCTCTTCTCACTGTGCCCTGTCGGGGGGTTGGATCAGCAATACTAAGAGCTGGAGTTCTTGGATCAAGAGATATTGGTTGTGTTTTTATTTTTGGCATTATTTTCTCCAGATTGCCACCGGTGGCAATCTACTGTAATATTAACTTTGTCTGAAAACCCGCAGACAGACCGGCAGCCGGAGCGCCGATGTACTTTCCGTATCCGGCATATTTTGCCTGTTGTCTATACATAGAGGCTTCTGCATACCGACTTGTAAGTTCATAGTCAAGTTCAAATTCGGACTGCTCCATAAACCAATCAAAAGTTCTTGCTGTACTCTTTTTTAACTGAGACATTTCAAGTTCACGAGCTTCAATAAATGTCTCATATCCTTTTGTAACTCGTTCTTGTTCACTTAGAGATTCTTCTTCAATTCGAGTTAATACAGACAGAGCCGATGAATCTTCTTCAAACGGATCAATTCCAGAAGCAGCATATCCAGCAATGGCAGCAGCACGAACTTGTGCATCACGTTTTGCTATTTGTTCTGTTGTATACTGCGTGGCTTCTAAATATGTTTTTTCTTCAAAAGCCAGTTGTTCTTCCGCTAAAGATATGTCCCAAGCGTGTTGTTCAGCTAATTGTTTTTCTGCTAATGCGGCAGATTCTTTAGCTTTTTGAGCTGCTAATTCAGCAGCTTCTTCTCCGGCTTCTGCATACTCTTCTTGTGCTTTATAACTATAATATGATGATCCCGCCGCTAATACGCCTACTATAATTGCTGGAGCCATCTTAAACCTCCATAGTTAATTTGTAATCAGTTAATTTAAAACCTAATCGTTTAGTTATTGGTAAATATGAATGATCTGCTTTCATAGTATGTAGTATTATATTTACGTTACGTTTTTTTAGAAGCTGAATGACGTGTTTTAGAAATCTATACCCAAGCCAACCCTTTCTATATTCGGGTAATATATAATGTATATCATTCTCAGCAATTAAAGCATCCTTATAGTGGTGATGGGTTGCTATAATAGACACATAATATCCTATTAACTTCTTATCATCTCTTGCGGTAACTATGTGGAGTACCTTCATATTTTCTAACTGTTGGTACATATCCCAATCAGGATTAAGTGAAACTGAAAATTTAGACAATTCTTCCACATGAAGTTTAAGCATATCTTCAAGTTCATCACCACGAATTTGTTTTAAAGTTTCTTCTTGAAAAGTAATCAATCTTTTACCCTCAGTTCATACATAATTGCAAGAATAGTTAATGGTACAGGATCGTAAGAAGCTATACGAACTCTACCTTGTGTATCATACCCACCAGGAAATGCTTGTTCTTCAGTATCTCCGGTAAATAAAGGAATAGCTGAATCCATTTCTTCCGGTGGCCCAAAGGGATAAACATCTTCATTCCCAAACACATCACCCATATAAAATGTAAGCGATCTATATAAACGTAAAACCATACTACTTATGCGCTTTATTTTGGCTTGCGCTGTACCAATAGGATTGCCGCCCTCTAATGGTAAAGTCTCAATACTTGCATCATAGGCAAGTCCAACGTGAGCTTTATCCGCGGCGGTATCTAAAGTAATTTCTCCGCCAGCTGATACAGTTTTTAGTGCTTGAACTGCTCCATCAGCAAGAATTCTAACTTCTTCTCCTTTAAGATGACCTAAACCATCAAATGTAGTAAACCCACTTCCCGTTTTAGTCACACCAGAATCTACAAAGAAAGCATCTTCCAGATCATCTTCTAAGGATAGTCCTTCTGGTACTAAAAACTCTACATATTTTACAGGATCACCATCAATAGTTCGTTCTATAATGGCCCAAAGTTCATCTTTAGCTACATCTGTTGCGCCATCAATGCTTGCTATACTCTGAACTTTAACATCAGTTCCACCTACAATATGTCTATGCCAACCAAATACTTTATTATCTGGCTCATACGTCATGGCTATCAACACTCCGTCAGTTCTGATAGCCCAATAAATAGAATTTGGTTCATTACTATACGCAACATCAATAATGCCGCTTTCAGTTATATGTTCACTGATAATACTAACTGGCTCAGCCGAATGAGAATTAGTTACGTAATCATATCGAAGTCTACGAACTGTACGTAAACCCTTTTGTACGCATAAAATGTCAGCATTTATTTGTATGACAGGTATAAAGGCATTACCATAATTAGTAATTTGTACTGGTCGTATATTGGAGGGTGTAAGAGCTTCATTCAGACTATTAGATGCAAGTTTAAATTCTCCATTATGCGCCCCAAGTATTATAGCAGTATTCCCGTCAATCGCCCATAATAATTTAGTGGCACTTTTAATTGATATAGCTATTCCTTCGTTATCTAAACCTGTACCAGTATCAAGATTAAAATAATTGGCTGATCTACTTCCCCATATTTTATTTGATTCATTAGGAGTTGCAGCAAACCAAAGACGCTGTTCAAAAAACCAGATTAGAGTTGGATAATTATTAGTATCCCATTCAAAAGGCACCTTTCCCGTAGTTAGTGTTGCTACATCACAAGTACTGTTTATTGGCCCTCCAATAACATCTTTAGATATTATTAAAGTGTCATCAATCTTATATAATGCTCCAGCAGTAGTTATGATAATACTGTTTATAACATTACTTGTAACTTTTAATGTAACTATTACTCCGGTTCCCGTTCCTCCTATTAACTCAAGATCAGTATACGTGTCATTTTTAAGACCTGCGTATCCTGTCATTACTCTATTACCTGTACCACTATCTGCTACAGCACAGAATAACATTAACTCTGGACTCCAGCAAACAGATCGCCAATCGTTATTAGCAGCCGATGTGCGAGTCGTCCACGTAAGGCCATCTGGAGAGGTCATTACTCTGTTGTCTGTACCACTATAAGCTACAGCACAAAATAAAGCAAGCTCTGGACTCCAGCAAACAGACCACCAATCATTATCAGTAGCCGGTGTACGAGTTGTCCAGTTAATACCATCAGATGAAGTCATTACTCCATTACCTGTACCCGTATTTGATACAGTTACAAATATAAATAATTTAGGACTCCAGCAAACAGATCGCCAATCGATATCATCAGCCAATGCACGAATTGTCCACGTAATGCCATTAGGTGAAGTCATTACTCTATTACCTATACCACTATTTGCTACGGCCACAAACAATTCTAATTCAGGACTCCAACAAACAGACCGCCAGGAAATAGCAGCAGCCGGTGTACGAGATGTCCAGTTAATACCATTAGGTGAAGTCATTACGTCACTTAAACCAACAGCAACAAATAGAGTTAATTCTGGACTCCAACAAATACTCGTCCAATGCTCATCAGCAGCCGATGTGCGAGTTGTCCAATCAATGCCATTAGGTGAAGTCATTACTCGATCATTCGTACCACTATAAGCCACAGCACAAAATAAAGATAATTCAGGACTCCAGCAAATACTTGCCCAATCATTATTAGTAGCCGGTGTACGAGTTATCCAGTTAATGCCATCAGGTGAAGTCATTACTCTAAGACCAGCACTAACATGAGCTACAGCACAGAATAACATTAACTCTGGACTCCAGCAAATAGATAGCCAATCGTTATTAGCAGCCGATGCACGAATTGTCCATGCATGTACTTCAGGTTCTATAATATCATCAACAGTGGCAATTCCTTGACTATAAAAATCTATATCTTGAAGTGTCCAATCATCATGGTCTGTACGTATCAGTTCAGCAGGTGGATGATCTTTGTGGACTATAAATAATTTTTCTTCATCTTGTGTAAATCGTAAATCTTGAACTTCAGTTTCAGTATAAGTGGTAACTTTCTCATAAGGTGACTCGCCATCCATTACCGGAGCTTGATTTCTAAAGACCCGCACGTAATTATGTCCGAACTCAAACACATATTGAAATTCATCTTTATAATTAAATTTTTGTAATACAGTTGTTTTAGTACTATCTTTTACTTCAGCAACATACCGGAATCCACCACGTTTAGTAACACCACCATGCGGATATACAAGAAAATTCTCACATTTACTAAGCCCAGCTTTATATAAATCTAATGATACTCGCCCAAGTAGGCGAGGACTTATTTCACCGGCTGTAAACGCTTCTTGAATGGGATCTATTCTTGGCATTTAATTTCTCCAGACTGCCACTGGTGGCAATCTAAAATCTTTCGTTTAACCAATCATTAGCTTGTATTGCTTCTAAATCATCTTGAATACTATCTGAAAATCTGGCATCAGCAATCTTATCTTCAAATGCCGCATCCATTTTATCAAATTTTCGTACACTGTCACATAAAGGAATGGCAAGTTCACGAGCAAGTAACGCAGAAAATGTTTCACGAAAAATCACATCCATTTCATTCGGATCAGTTACTCGATACGTATACTCAATATCCAACTCGTCTTCACTACAGAGAATCTTATTTCCTTCGAGACGATATACAATTGTGTCAGGATATATACTTCTAAAATGTAGGCAATCAGATGGTAAAGTAAATTGGTGAGCATACTGGTGGGAAGGAGTTTCAACGTCAGCCGCAATATTTTTACGTTTTGCTGCAAAAGTCCAGCGGTATTTCCTCAATAAGTAATCACGCTTATCTTCAAATATAGTCTGTAAAAGCCGGCCAGCTTTAGTAGTAGCTGACACAGCAAGAATAGTTTTCTCACCTAAAGCTATCAGTGCGTTATTTACTATGTTTATATCAGAAGCCATAATAATCTCCTTTGATTAGCCCTTTAAGCTACCTTGGATTGCCACTGGTAGCAATCCAAGGTAGGAAAAAGGTTAATCGAGTACATAAGCAATAAACCCGTCAAGCGTATCATTTGCTGCTGGAATCTCGACAGAGGTTAACGTAATTACTACGCCTTCCTGCGATTCAAAAAGTTTATTGCCTCCAACTGCTACTACAGCGGCAACCGTACCCACAAGAGTCGTGAGAGCATTTTCAACATCAATATTATCATCTAAACCATCAGGATCAGCAACAACAGCAACGCCATCAAGACCAACGTATGCTGCCCACCCGATGTCAATAAAATTGGTAGCTGTAGTAAGATTGACATAGAGATTACTCAAACGCCCAATCAATCTTACACGACCTGCCGGAAGTTTACATAATTGAATAAGATCACCAGCATCTCCTGCCGCTACCTGTAAATAAGTCACCTTAGCAAAACGAATCTTACCATGATGAGCTATAGGAGACAATGGCACTTGAGGTACAGCAAGAACTTTTGTCATTTCAGTAGAATAAAATGTCGTCATGACTTACCTCCTTAATCCGGTGTCTCATCACAGCCTATTTCGACAACCTTGACTTCTTCCATACGGGTTGCCCCGATAGTCATGCCGCACCAGACTTGTGTGAGATAGTTCTTGTCTGCTCGTTCAGAAATCCTGGTGTGAATATCTACACCAAGACCAAGAGCGATACCACTTCTTGCCCACGCAAAACACAAAGCAATATCATTAGCATCTGTTGAAATTCTTTGTGAACGAATGAAAGTAAACCCCATATACTGATCTACTTCCCCCTTAACCAACGCCTTCACAGTGTTGTAATCGGAACTTGTAACCTGAGTTGTTGCGAGTAAATCCTCAAGCTGTTTACCCCGACAACAGAGAAAAAGCTCTTCGTCCTCTTCTACGTCATTTGACCAAAACAAACCCTTTGCCTGAATGAGCTTAGCGACCGTAAGGCCGGTATTACCTTCTGCAATCTGCTGTGCAGGAAGCATAACGGTTGCAGTACCACCAGCTTTACCTGTGTAAGCCGTTCCAAGTGCGGCCGCAATAATTACATCATCCATAGCACGACCAAACGCATTTACAGCATTTACAGCATACGGGCTTGTTGGATCAATCAGAGTACGGACTAAATCCTCTTTATCGACAAAATCTGCCCACACATAATCCGCAATAGAAACTCTACGCCTTGCATGTGGAGTGTCGGTTTGAGGTGTGTCCATATGACGAGTCGTCTTAAGTTGTGCCGTTGTTGCGGCGATCTGCTCAAAATAAGCATTTTCACCAACAACAGTTTCATTACGAACGGCATTACGAAGGCGAGAACCTTTCTGCTGGCTAAGCATATCAATATTAGATTTATATTGCTCAACCATTGCAGTGGTTATTTGTTGACTCATAATTGGTCCTCCTGTTAAAATTAGAAAACTTACCTTTGCCGAGGGTAGTCTCCTGACCAACAGGAGGCCCAATTAATACACGTTGCAGGGGCTTGGGCCTAATCTGCGGATTGCCACTGGTGGCAATCTAAAAAGCTGCCACACCTGTAACAGTTTCTGGAACAGGTTTCGTACCATGTAACTGTTGATTTAGAGTAGCAACCTTTTGAACTATACTTTTATGTTCGGGATGCGCACCATCAAAATACGCTTTATGTGCCATAAGAGTTGAGATTTCTTCTTGTACTGAAGATTTAGATTTAATAAGTGCGCCAGTGGATTTATCTAATCCTAAATCCTCAGCCATCATATCCCCAACCTTAAACATGGCACGAATAAAAGCTGGATTCTTGACCATACCTGAAGCATTTATTAATTCCATAAATTCAGAACCACCGATTTCTTGCATGGCTCGTTGTGCTAAAACTTTTTTACCGTCATACGCAGTACCATATTCGGTTCGTAACTGAATTTCAGTGTTAATGCCTTCTTGTTCTGCAAGCTGTATAGTTTCATTATACTTATCAGACGTTTCTTTCGTAAACTTAGTATATAAAGCTGTTGCCTGTTTATCACTCAAACCCAACTCATGTGCTGTTTTCCGAAACCAAGAAGAATCTTTTTCTAAAGATTCTTTAATTACTGGATTAATATCTGCTGCTGCCTGGAGCACATACAATTCATCAGTTTCAGGTCTACCAAGTTTAGTATACAATTCCATTCGTTCTTCATCTGTAGTAGGCATCTTTATAACATCTGCGCCCACCAATTTCTTAGTATGCACAAATGATTTAGCCACGTTTACTGGCATTGGAATCATCTCTGATTCATCTTTAAAATCAACTAAGGATGGTTCCGCTTTTAACTCGTCAGGTAATTTCGAGTGCCAAGTTTCTTCCCCACCACCTTCGCCACCACCTTCTCCACCACCCTCTCCACCACTACCACCACCACCCTCACCTTCTCCTTCTATACTGTGGAGGGGGCTTAGTCTTTTGAGAAACCAACTCATCCTAATCCTCCTTCGCCAGATCAACAATATCTTCTGGCTTTAATTTTAATATAGTTAATATTCGTAACACTACGTTACGTTCTCCTGCCATTCTTCCAAGTTCAATAGGATCTGAATCAAACCCAACATCAAACACGTGATGTGCCGCACACAGATCTTTAAGCACTTCTCTCGAATGTAAGCCTTCAACACTGAATACTTCTTGATATGCTCGGTATCTTTTTTTATTAAGTAACTCTTGTATTTTATCTGTGATTGCCACTGGTGGCAGTCTCCCTATTGCAATGTACCAAAAGCTCCTTCTGGCATCATGCCAGCGTCTTTTGCTGTGGCTGCTGCTCTTGCCATAGCATCTGTACCCTGTCCGGAAGCTCTAAGATTTTCAGCTTCTTCTTTTTTCTTCTGTGCTTCTGCTCGGTCTCGTCTTGTCTTTTTAACGTCATTCTTACTATTAAGAAATTTCTGACTAATACTAAACATATCAAACACACCACGAGACATTTCATCAGTATTAAATACATCTAATATCTCAGGATTCATTTTAATCAGAGGTTCAAGAACACTGAAAGCTCTCATAAGACCATTAGCTTCCACCTGTTCTTGCGCTCTTGCAATAGGCGATGTGTATACAATTTTAATAGGTTGCTGCATTAATATTTCAGGCATAGGTGGAAATTTACCTGCTCTCTCAAGCAGTCCATAAACTCGCTTGATAAGAGGCCCAAGAAACTCTGTTTGAATACGACCTAACAACGGTCCCATTAATCGTAATTTTTCTTCAGTTCGTTGCATAACTTCAGTAGCAGTCATTTGTGGGCCAGTATGTAACTGTAATTGATCTACGTAAAAAGCCTCACGAATACGCTGATGTAATGACTCCAGATATTCTAACCCTATTCCAGGATTTCCCGTAGGTAGAATATCAATATCAGTTTTCATACTGATTCTGCCCTTACGATAGAAATTAAGTCCGCCTGGAGTTGTCCGTAAAGGTCTTAGAAATCCAGCATCAGGAAGTATGAGAGCTGGATCAACAGTCTTTTGAGCTGCACGAATTGTAACTTGCGCTACCTTTTGACACATCTTATTATCGGGTAACGCAGTTGAACCTGGCCCACGACCATAGCTCTCAAAAGATTCTTTATAAAATCTGGCCGCCATAAAAGGAAGTTCATCATATCCACCCTCATGCATAATGTGTTTTTCTTTCTTTTCTATATAGATGGACGCATAAGGTTTTTCGATAGAACTACGGGATAACATATCGTGAGTTTCACGTGGTAATACAATATGAAAGCACTTAATCTTTGTATCAATTTTATTATCATCAACAAACTTTTTAGTTGTAGGTGATAAATTATCTCTTCCAAACTTCCTCACAAGCTGTTCAACTGTTCGATCATATTTTCTATATAAGGTATCGACGAAACCATATTGATTTTCTATGAAATAACATTCATATAATGGAAGAGATAAAAAGGATAAAGAATCTTGTTCAAGTATCTCTTCTACAAACATACAAAGATTTCCAAACGCCCCATAAGATAGATATGATTCATGAGCAGCAGTAGAAAATCCGGCGGATGCTTTATTAATCTCATGATACATTATCTTAGATACATCATCCAGATATAAAGCTACTTCACGAATATCATTAAATTGAAGATCAACAGGTAGGAACTGCGCCCATTGATTTGCTGAAGAAGTAAGAAGGGAGAATAGACCAGAAGAAAGAAGTTGATTGGCGTGAATAGCTACAGAATCATATACTTTCTGCATACGCTTCTCACCAGCGAAAGGAGTATAAATAAAGTTAGCATGTTCAGGATAGGTTCTCTCTGCTATTTCCTGCCACATAGTATCAAAATTAGCACGATCAGTATAAAGACTTTCTACTCTACGACAATGCCATTCGACTTCGGTTGGTGTTAATTTAGGCATAATATCTCCTAAGCAAAAGAACCGTCTTTTTTCAATGGTGCATGAAGTAATTGTTGAAGATCAATATTGATAAGTTTGTGCTTCTGCATAAATTTATCAATCTCAAGTCCTTTTGGAGTTGCCGCAAGCTCACGGGCTTCTTTAATCATTTTAGGAGTCAGACTGCCACTGGTGGCAATCTGCTTTTCCAATCTTGCAATTCTCTTTTTTGCAG